GATTTCTCCAAGATACTCCCATTTTATATCACCTTTTCCTAATCTGTCAACTATTGCGTTTTCGATATCTAAGGGGCCATCTACAGAATTTATAACAAAGTCTGCTCGGTATTGATATGCATAAATTTGTACTCTGAATTGTAAGGGGCGCATTTTTTCTTTCTATTTTATAATTAAGGCGGGATTGTGTCCCGCCTTAAATTTTTTAGGTATTATGAACCTTCAACACCAAAGATACCTCTGTAGTCAGAGACACCAAATCTGTATCTCTCTCTAGCTTTGTATCTGACGTTTCCAGTATCGAAGTCACCTTCCATCGCTGTTCTGATAGGTGTTCTTTCGAAGTACTTCATACCATTTGGTACATCAGTGATAAGATAAAACGCATCTGTATCAGTTAAGAAATTGTTCACTCTGTATCCTTGAGGAACCATTCCCATAGAAACGATTGCGTTGATATCGTTATCAGCAGTCTGTGTTCTTCCTTGAGATTTCATCAATCTCTCAGCTGTAAATTGTAGCTCAGAAGGAACGATCATTTTCACTCCTCTTGCTGCAATTTTTAGGCCTCTCTCATCTGTGAATGCTGCAATATCAATTAGAGATTGCTCCAAAGATGTTTCGTTTAGATCAGCCTGTGTAGCTAATGTGTTAGACACAGTTCCAGCTATTGTTGGGTGAGCTGTATTGAATAAACTCACTCCGTCACCTGATGTAAATGTTCCTACACCTGGTAAACCATTTAATAGTGGATCTACCGCTTTTGTTTGTTTTGTGTTTGCCATGGATCTAGCTAATGCTTTTGTATATCTAGACGCAAGTCTGTCATACAAGTTATCCTCGATCGCTTCTTCAGTGATCGCGAATGCTAGCGCAATAGTTTCCATAGTGTATCTAGCTGTATATGTCTCTTGTGCAGAGTCAAATACTACACCAGAACCTTCTGGTTTAACTGCCGCGTTTGCAAAACCAGATAACATAACTTCTTCCTCAAACGCTCTGTCTGAAGTTTCTGTTACGTATATCTCAGCATGCTGATTCTCATAACGTTTATATTCCAAGCCGAACAGTGCGTTCAAACCTGGCTCTAGTTCTTTGACTAGTTGTCCTCTACTTATCGCCATTTTTGTTCTCCTATTCTAGCTATTATATGCCGTTATTTTTAGCGTTGTATAAGTGCTCATTGATCATCACAACAAAGTTCACATGAGATGAACTTAAATCATTGTTTTTGATGTCAGTTGAAACACCTGTTACTTTTACTTGAGCCGTTCCCGTTGTTACAGTCGAGTCGTCTAATTGTGTTGTTGACACATTGTTAGCCGAACTTGGTGTAGTTGGGTTAACGTTAAGATTGAAATTGTTGAACACATCAGTTTGCGCAGACGCAAGTGTGTTGTCCGACTGAATTTCAAATCTTTCGTACGGATCGTCAGCTACGAAAGCAACAATGTCACTCGCATTTACTTGAGAGTAACTGTTTTTAAACGTAGGCTTACTTGTTGTTGGATCAGTAAAAAAGACTCCATTGAGTGATCCCACCATGAAAGCTTCTGATGCTGCACCAAGATGAACTGTTCCATCTGCTGTAGCGTTCACCACATCTTGAAAGAAGATGCTAGTGGTATCGTTCGCTTTAATGCTGTACTCACTTAAACCCTGGTTGTCTCTATTCTGACCAATTTTTCCAATTGGTCTAAGACCAAAAGGAGCGTTTTGATTTGCCATAATAGGCCTCCTTATATTGTACCTGCCCCGAAGGGCCTCCAGTACGGGTTTATGTTACTCGATGGTTAGAATTCCTAATTAGGATTTCTTTGAGCCACCAAAAGTCACACGCGATTGCCTGTCGATATCGATAGGCATGCTTGGGTGCTGTTCCTTCATAAGATCGTTATCCATTGCTTCAATCTTTTCAGCATGCTGTTTAGCATAGTGATCAGTTCTTTGTTGCGCGATCTCTTCCGGTACCCTAGCCAGCACTAGGCCGCCAACACCGATTACTCCCTTGTATTTGCCGTCTTCGACTCTTGGATAGTCTGAATCAGGATATTCATCTGCTCTCACTAATTCGTAACCAGATCTTAATCGACCTTGTACATTTTTAGTATCAACAAATCCTAAAGATTCAGCCCGTAGCCATCTATGTCTAAAACCTGTTGGCGCAGGGGGTGCATCTAATGCTGATGGTGGAGTCCAAACTTTTTTTCTAGTTTCTTTTTCTCTAGTTTGGCTCGCACGAGAGACTTTTTTATCGTTTTTATTTTCCATATGCCTATGCCTCCTTCGTGATGTTTAGTTGTTTCGCATATTCTTCAAGTGGCACACCTAATTTTTTAGCGATTGCGACCTGTGATGGTGTGAGCCTCACAGTTTTGCGTCCAGATTTGGTGCTTCGCTTCGCTGAAGCTACTGTCTGCACCGGAGCAGGACGTTTGTCTTCTCCTTTATCGCTAGTATTACCAAACTTATGCGGAAATTCAAGTCTTATTCTTTTATCTATTTCAGCATAATATTCTTCACTTGCAGGGTCATAACCCTCTTGTTCAGTTAATTGTTTATGTAGATCAAACGCCGTGTAAGTCATTGCGTTGTCCTGTCCAAACCAAGAATTTTTTTCTGCCCACTCTTGTGCTTTTGGATCAGGTCTAGACTGTTCTGGTATTTGTCTATTTAACTGAGGTCTTGGTTGTGTTTTTTGATTGGCTTTCATCTCTTCTTGAGCTGCTTTTGTTTCAGCCAATTTAGCTTTTCTATAGCCAAGTTCAGATATAGCCGCTAAAGCTTCAGATTCAGCTTTGAGATCATTTGCTTCTCTCGATGCTGCTAACTTAGCTTGTGCTGCTTGCATACCTGATTCAATACTATCTTCTGTTGCAGTTACATAACCAGGTTCTAGTTTTGAAATTTTCTTTTCTGCTTGTTCTCTTAATTTAATTTGAGCTCTAGCATACTCAGTAGCTTCATCTTTTTGACGTTCAGCTTCTCTCCATTTTTTGGTTAACTTGGCTATTCTTTTTTGAACTGTGTCAGAGTATTGTTCTAATTCTTCTTTCTTTTCTTCTTTGGGACTTTCTTCTGTTTTTACCTCTGTTGGTTTATCTTCTTCAACAGGTCTAATTGTTGGTTCTTCAACAGGTGTTTCTTTCTCTTCTATTAACGCCTCCTCTTTTGTTTCAGGTACATCGACGTCCATAGCTGGACCGGAGGTGTCGAGGTCTACTGTTCTTTTTTCTTCTTCTTGCATAGTTTCTCCTGTCTATGTTTAGTATTGATGAAGTATATCTTCGGGGTTATCTATAGTAGCTAATACTTCATCGTCATTAAGCATTCTAACTTCACCCCCGTCAATTTGTATTCGTGATCCAGCATAACGTGCAAAGATCACCCAGTCCCCTTTTTTACACCAAGGGCCTTCTGGAAATTTATCTTTATCTTTGTAACAATCTGGACCAGCTTCTAAAACTAATCCACAAGTAGAAGCTACTTGTTGTCTTTCCAAAGTGTCTTGTCCCAGATACAAACCACCTTTGGTTTTTTCTGGCATTTTAAATGGTAAAACTAAAAGTCTCCAACCGGTTGGTCGAGGTAATTTTGCGGATTCTTTTTTCTTTAATCTTTCGTATCCGTCAACTTCTTTTTGATGTTGTTTATCAGTTTGCTCCTGATATTTCTCGGCCAAAGCATATTTAACTTTTGGTGTCGAGTTTGATGATTGTTCCTTTTTCATCTTGTTGCTCCTTCATATTTAGCAGGTTAGAGATATCCTGTGATATTTTTAAATAGGCATGTGCCTGTCCCATCATATATTTGTATTTCTCCATATTGTCAATACCTCCAGCAATCATAGAGTCACCAATTTGTTGATAGGCTTCTTTTATTTGTCTTTGTAGTTTTGTTATCATTGTAAAGTCATCCATTATCTCTCTCCTAGTTTCTTTTTATATTTGTGAACTCTATTACGAGCACGTCTTTCTTCATCTTTATTTTTAGCGTCTCTAACATCTCGTCTAGCTTTCATCAAATTCTTTACAAGGCTTTTCTTATAAGGTCCTTCTTTTAAATCAGATACTCTATAAGACTT